AGCAGGCTTCGGCAGATACTGCGGGAGCGCAAGCTGTCCGTTGCTGATATGAAAGCCCGCTCGCCCTATGCTTTCCTGCGCACAGAGCACCCAAACCAAGTGCATCAGGCCGACCCATCCGTGTCGCGGCTGTGGTTCCCGCCGGGCGGCGGGCGGGCGCGATGGCTGGGGAAGGCCGAGGTCAACCGAAACAAGAACCCGCAAGAGGGCAAACTAAAACTATGGCGATACGTGCTAACCGATCATTATTCCGGCTCCGTATGCGCCCGCTACTACGCCTCGATGGGAGAGACCTCTGCAAATATGTGGGACTTCCTGTTGTACGCATGGGGAAAGAAAAGCATAGGGGCGTATGTATTCCACGGACTGCCTGACATCCTTATGTGGGACGCGGGGAGCGCAAACGGCGCGGAGGCTACGGTCAACGCGCTGCGGGCATTCGGGGTGGAAACCCGCGTACATCTGCCCGAACACGCATGGGCAAAAGGGTCAGTGGAAAACGGCAACAATCTGGTAGAAACGCAATTCGAGAGCCGCCTGCGTTACGAACTTCCTGAAAGCATGGATGCGCTCAATGCGGCGGTGGAAAGGTGGTGCGCGGCGTGGAACGCGAATCTTATACCAGGGCGCGAATGCCTATTGCGCCGCGGGGACAAGGCGAATGTCCGATCAACCCTATGGTTACGCATCACGCCTGAGCAACTGCGGGAACTACCGGATGCGGAGACCTGCCGGCAAGTATTCGCAAACGGAATACAGATCCGCAAGGTTGCCGGAAACATGACCGTAGGCATAGCCCACCCCCGCGAAGGGCGTTCGCTGCGCTACAGCGTCCGCGACCTTCCCGGAATCATGGCGGGCGACAAGATACGCCTCCAGCCGGTACTGACAGGGGACGGACGCAACTGCCTTGCGATGGTAACAGACAAGGGCAAGGAGATAGCTTTCGAGCTTACTCCCATAGAGTTCGATGCTGCCGGATTCGCCGCAGAGGCTCCGGTGATAGGAAAGGACTATAAGGCCCAGCCGGACACGCCGCGTGAGAAGGCAATGCAAGATCTTTCAAAAAGCGTTACGCCGCTCGCCGGAATCGCGCATAGCCATATTACCGGGGAAAGCCCCTGGGTGCGCGGCATAACCGGGAGCGTGATCGAGGTCGCCGAAACCGTGCACACGCACGAGATTGTCATCAGCATAGTGGAACTGGCAAAGCGGTGCAGGGCGGAAGGCATCGCATTGGAAGAAGGATTCATCGACACGATGCGGGAGCAGTACCCGGAAGGGGTTTCCACAAAGTTTGCCGGTGATTTTATCAAACAGCGCAAGCCAAAGACCGAGGCCCCCATTAACACGAAGGGCTGGCTTATCGAAGGCGGCGCAAGCCCCGACCGGGAAATTGAAAAAACCCAGGCGGGAGAAAACCAAAGCAAAATTGCATAAAGGAGCAAACTATGCTGCAGTTGAAAACATTCAAGAAATTCAAACTCAAACAAGACCCCTTTGCTGCTGACGTGGCAAAAGCGGACGACGTGTACCTGACCGACGACACCCGGTTCGTCACCGAGTACCTTTTGCAGACGGCGAAGGCCGGGGGCATGGTCGCCCTGGTCGGCGAATCCGGCAGCGGCAAAACAACCCTGCGCCGCTACGCCATAGACCGCATGGCAGCGGACGGGGAAAAGGTGCGGGTCATCGCCCCGCGCTGCGTTGACAAGACGCGGCTTACAACCGCCAGCATCTGCGACGCAATCATCGCCGACTGCTCCGCCGAAGCGCCCAAGCGGACGCTGGAAGCCAAGGCGCGCCAGGTGGAGCGCATCCTGACCAACTCAAGCCGTGCGGGCTACAGCCATGTCCTGATGATAGAAGAAGCGCACGACCTGGGCATCCAGACCCTCAAGTACCTCAAACGCTTTTGGGAAATGGAGGACGGCTTTAAAAAACTTTTGGCGGTAATCCTTGTCGGGCAGATTGAGCTGAAGTCCAAACTCGACGAGAGCAAAAACTGGGAAGCGCGGGAAGTCATACGGCGCATGGAAGTGCTGGAAATTGAGCCGCTTGGGACGGGCACGGACATAGCGGCGTACCTGGACATAAAGTTTGGGCGGCTGGAAAAAGACCGCAAGGCGGTTATCAATGACGATGGTTGCGAGGCGCTGTCCGCGAAACTGCGGCGGCAGACCCGTAACGGCGTGGTGTACTCTGTGGCCTTCCCCCTGCTGGTGAACAACTGGACGCGCCGGGCGATGAACCAGGCGGCGGAACTCGGCGCTTCCGTGGTTGACGCGGAAGTTGTGAACAGCCTGTAAGAGAAAGGATTGGGAGGGAAGCAATGAAGCAAATACAGATCACCATTCCTGAGCAGGCTTTCGAGGCGATGAAAGCTCAGGCTAAAAATATGGGGGTAACGCCAAACCTTTTGGCGCGGCTGAAACTCGTAGAGCTATTTTTTGGAGCTGGCGTCGATGCTGATGGGAAGGTCTACAGCGTGCGGTTAAGAAACTGGCGTGAAATCGAGGCGTACCTGAAAGTTAGAGGCGTAAGTTTGAGCGAAATAGCCACTCCCGCGCTGATGCAGCACATGAGGAGGAACGCCCTTACAACGGCGCAAAAAGAGGAGTTTGACTCCTTGCTCAAAAACTGAAACAAAACCCCTGCGGAATACTCCGCAGGGGCTCTATGGGGAGATAAAATGAAGGCAGCAGATACAGAAAACAAACGAAAACGGCTCATCCAGCTTGTACACATCGGCAAGGGAAAAATGGCCATGACAGACGATGCGTACCGCGCCTTTCTTGAAAGCGTCACCGGGAAAACCTCCTGCGCCGCCATGACCATCCGCCAGCTTGAATCGGTGCTGCGGGCCATGCGGAAACACGGCTTTGATGCCGCCCCGCGCCGGGTAAAGCCGGAAGAAAAAGGCGGGGCGAGCATTGCCCAGCTTGAGTACATCAAGGGGATGTGGGAGAAGTGCGCGCGGAACAAAAGCGACAAAGCTTTGCTGGCGTTCGTCAACCGCATTGCAAAAGTCAAGACGCTGCGGTTCCTCACCGACCACACAGCGCAGAAACTAATCCTTGCCCTGCGGGACATGATGACCAAGGCCGGGTTTGACCCAGACACATCGGAGTCGCTTGATGGGAAAACGGAATAGAACCGACGGCTCCCTTGCGGATGATTTGATCCTTGCCTGTACCGGGGGGAAGGTAACATCACAAACGGCGCAGCAGGCCATCCGCGCGCTGTGCCGTTACTGCGGCGGGATAATGATCTACATCCCCGCCGAGAAAGAAGGCGGGAAGTCGGCGGAAAAACTGCGGGGTATTATCGCGGACGCGGTGGGCGACGCGGCGGCGGCGGAAATAGCCGGAAAGATAATGAAGCTGTACGGCAATATGTCGATCTACATCCCNATGGAGAAAAAAGCTTTCAGGACAGCCATAGCCCTTGAAATCTTTGAACGCTCCGGCACAAACGGCCTTACGATAAACGATCTTGCCAGNGAATACGGGATTAGTTTTTCACATGCGCACAGCCTCTGGTATGTAGGGCGGAGTGAAAAACTGCGCCCGTCAATGCCNTANCTCCCCTTCCTGGAACTGGCCGAAAACAATAATCCCGATTAGTGCAAAACCGCCCGTTTCATTCTGTAGGCTGTCGGTATGGAAATTACCGGCAGCCTTTTTTTATCGCTGAATGTTGAATCAGACGCGTTACCCTCGTCCATCGAACTTATCCCCGCCGGGGCTTTAATCCAGGGCAGGGACGGGCGCGCGTGGAAAAACTCAAACCCGCGCAAGCTCGCGCTTAATTCGATGGCGCGNCTTTCCCGCCTTGTCATTGACGAGAACCACGCCACAGACCTTTCNGCGCCCAAAGGCGGCGCATCCCCCGCGATGGGCTGGATGACAGCTCTGCGCGCCTGTGCGGACGGCTCCATCCGTGCGGATGTGGAGTGGACAAAGCGCGGCAAGGCGGCGGTGCTGAACAGGGAGTACAGTTTTATCTCCCCGGTATTTCTGCATGACAGCAAGGGGGAAATTACTACCGTGCTTCGCGCGGCCCTTACCAATTCACCAAATCTTCAATTACCCGCGCTCAATTGTGAGCAGCAACAAAATACGCAGGAGGAATACATGGAAAAAAAAGCACTATGTGCGGCTTTGGGCTTGCCGGAGACGGCGACCGATGAAGAAGTTCTCGCGGCCGTAAAAGCAGTGCAGGGCAAGGCCCTTAACGCCGCGGGGCAGGGAACGCCCCAGGCGCAGACGGACACGACCAGGGTTGATCTTGCCGCCTACGCACCCAGGGCCGACCTTAACGCGATGGAGGTGCGGGCGGTCACCGCAGAAAAGCAGATCGCCGATCTTAACGCCGCGCAGATCAAGAAGGACGCAGAGGCTGTGGTTGACGAGGCGGTCAAGGCCAGGAAGATTTCCCCGGCAAGCCGGGATGAATACCTTGCCTTGTGCTCCACCAGGGAGGGGATTGAAAAAATGAAAA